AATGAACTTTTATATTGTATGGAATCTAATGATATTGTAATTAAATATGAACACAAAAGAAACGAAACTGAATATAATCCTAGCTGGGCAAAAAGCAGTTGAAGAATTAATTAAAGTTGCTAAAGAAAAAATTGTAGATTCAGAAGATGATTTGTCAGCTGATAAATTAAAAAATGCAGCTGCTACTAAAAAACTAGCTATATTTGACGCTTTTGAAATACTAACACGTATAGAAGAAGAAGAAAGTATGTTGAAAGAAAATGATAAAAAAGATAAAGGCGCAAACTTTAAGGGTTTTGCAGAAGGGAGATCTAAATAATGTACGATCAAAAACTTTACAAAATCTTACCAAACCATATTAAATCTAAAGTACTTAAAAGAAACAATAGATATAAAAAATGGGAGACAGGTTACAATGAAGAATATGATGTTATTGTTATTAGTAAAACTGGGCAAATTGGTGAGGTATATGAAATACAAGGTCTTAAAGTGGCACTTCCATTAGAGGTAGATACATATAAAAGATCTGGAAAAAAAGAAGAACAATACTGGGAGTCTTATGAATATCCAAAAGAACTATCTAAAATTAGAACAGTTTTTGATTGGAACAATCTTCCAAGTTATTTTAAAGATAAATGGTATGATTATATTGACGGAGAATTTAAAAAACGTGATGAAGGCCATTGGTTCTATAACAAAGGTATTCCTAGTTATATTACTGGTTCTCATTACATGTACTTGCAATGGACCAAGATTGATGTTGGGCAACCAGACTTTCGCGAATCAAACCGAATATTCTTTATATTCTGGGAGGCTTGTAAGTTGGACACCAGATGTTACGGATTGTGTTACCTTAAGAACAGACGTTCTGGCTTTTCATTCATGGCATCTTCAGAACTTGTCCACCAAGCAACCATCTCTTCGGATTCCAGATATGGGATATTATCGAAGACTGGAGCAGATGCAAAGAAGATGTTTACCGATAAAGTGGTACCCATCTCAGTTAATTACCCGTTCTTTTTCAAACCGATACAGGACGGAATGGACCGTCCCAAAACCGAACTCGCCTATAGAGTACCCGCTTCCAAACTTACCCGACGAAAACTTGATTCCAATACCCAAACCGAAGAATTACAAGGATTGGATACGACGATCGACTGGAAGAACACCGGTGACAACTCATATGACGGTGAGAAACTCAAGATCCTCGCACACGACGAATCAGGCAAGTGGGAGCGTCCCGACAACATCCTCAACAACTGGCGTGTCACGAAAACAACATTAAGATTAGGTAGTAGAATAATAGGTAGATGCATGATGGGCTCAACCTCTAATGCACTCAACAAAGGAGGAGCTAATTTTAAACAATTATATGATGCATCAGATGTTACAAAAAGAAACCGTAATGGTCAGACTAACTCAGGATTATATAGTTTGTTCATACCTATGGAATGGAATTACGAAGGATACATCGATACTTATGGATTTCCTGTATTCGACACTCCAAAAAAACCCGTCAAAGGCATTGATGGATCCAAGATTCAGATCGGAGTTATCTCGCATTGGGAAAACGAAGTTGATGGCTTAAAAGATGATCAAGACGGTTTAAATGAATTTTATCGCCAGTTTCCAAGAACAGAGAAACATGCGTTTAGAGACGAGGCTAAGCAATCTTTATTTAATCTAACTAAACTTTATGAACAAATAGATTATAACGAAGACTTAAGAAATACAAATGTAGTAACACAAGGTAGTTTTCATTGGGAAAATGGTATTAAAGATACTAGGGTTATGTTTGCACCTAATAAAAATGGAAGATTTTTTATATCATGGATCCCGCCTGTACAATTACAAAATAAATATTTAATTAAAAATGGTATCAGATATCCAGGTAATGATCACACTGGCGCTTTTGGCTGTGACTCTTACGATATTTCCGGAACAGTAGATGGTAGAGGTTCCAATGGATCGCTTCATGGTTTAACTAAATTTTCAATGGAAGATGTTCCTCCTAATACTTTTTTCTTAGAATATATAGCAAGACCTCAAACAGCTGAGATGTTTTTTGAAGATGTTTTAATGGCTTTAGTTTTTTATGGTATGCCAATGTTAGCAGAAAATAATAAACCAAGGTTACTATATTACCTAAAAAGACGAGGATACAGGGGATATTCTATAAATAGGCCAGATAAAGTTTATAATAAATTATCTGTTACAGAAAGAGAAATAGGAGGAATTCCAAATTCAAGTGAAGACATTAAACAAGCACACGCTGCTGCTATTGAAGATTATATTGAAAATTTTATTGGTATAACTAATGAAGGATATGGAGATATGTATTTTCAAAGAACTTTAGAAGACTGGGCTAGATTTAATATAAATAATAGAACTCAGCATGATGCTTCAATTAGTTCTGGTTTAGCTATAATGGCTTGTAATAAAAATAGATATACACCTCATGCAAAAAGAACTATATCAAAACTTCCTTTAGGTTTTAAGAAATACAATAATGAAGGGGTAAATTCAAAAATAATGAAAATCAATGGTTAACATTAACTACAATAGCAGCTTTCCAGATCAGGTAGTACCTGAAGAAGAGAAAAGTTCTTTCGAATATGGTTTAGCAGTAGCTCAAGCTATTGAACACGAATGGTTTAGAAATAGTAGCGGTCAAAATAGATTTCTTGATAATTTTCAAAATTTTAATAGATTAAAATTATATGCTAGAGGTGAACAACCAGTACAAAAATATAAAGATGAATTAGCAATAAATGGGGATTTATCTTATCTTAATTTAGACTGGAAACCAATTCCTGTTTTATCTAAATTTGTAGATATAGTTGTTAATGGTATGACTGAAAGAGGTTATGAAATAAAAGCTTTTTCAATTGATCCTTTTGGTATGAAAGAAAGAACTGATTATGCGGCTGCAGTTTTAAGAGATATTCAAAATAAAACTGAAATTGATGAATTAACGCAATTAACAGGTAGAAATTACTATGCTTCTTCTGATCCAACAAATTTACCTGAAGATCCAGAAGAATTGGATTTATATATGCAACTTCGTTATAAGCCAAGTATTGAAATAGCTGAAGAAGAAATAATAGAAAAAGTATTAAATTATAATAAATTTGATCAAATAAAAAAAGAAATTGCCTATGATTTAACTGTTTTAGGTATTGGAGCTTGCAAAACTAATTTTAATTTATCCGAAGGCATAACCACAGAGTACGTAGATCCAGCAAATTTAGTTTGGTCTTATACCGATGATCCTAATTTTGAAGACTTATATTATGTTGGTGAAGTAAAAAATTTATCTTTACCAGAAGTTAAAAGACAATTTCCTAATTTAACTAATTCTGAATTAGAACAAATTCAAAAATACCCTGGAAGAAACTCTTATCAAACTAGTAATTATAGGCAAAGTCAACAAGACCAAGTGCAAGTACTATTTTTTGAATATAAAACATATCATGATCAAGTATTTAAAATAAAAGAAACAGAGCATGGTTTAGAAAAAACATTACAAAAACCAGATTTCTGGAAACCACCTAAGAGTGATAATTTTAAAAGAGTTTCTAGGTCTATAGAAGTTTTATATACTGGTGCTAAGGTTTTAGGATTAGGTGACACTATGCTTGAATGGAAATTAGCAGAAAATATGACAAGACCTTTAGCTGATACTACTAAGGTTAATATGAATTACGTAATATCTGCACCAAGAATGTATCAAGGTCGTATAGAATCAATAGTAAGTAAAACAATTAGTTTTGCTGACATGATACAAATAACACATTTAAAATTACAACAAGTTCTAGCTCGAATAGTTCCAGACGGGGTTTATGTAGATGTTGATGGTTTAGCCGAGGTTGATCTTGGTAATGGAACAAACTATAATCCATCGGAAGCATTAAACATGTATTTTCAAACTGGTAGTATTGTAGGTAGATCTTTAACTCAAGACGGAGATCCTAACAGAGGTAAAATACCCATACAAGAATTACAAAGTTCTAATGGTATGTCTAAAGTTCAAGGAATGATACAAACTTATCAGTATTATCTTCAAATGATTAGAGACGTGACAGGATTAAATGAAGCTAGAGATGGTAGTATGCCAGATAAAGATTCTTTACTAGGTTTACAAAAATTAGCTGCAGCAAATTCAAATGTAGCAACAAGACACGTTTTACAATCACTTATGTATATGACTGTTAGAACTTGTGAAAACATTAG